ACAGAGAAGATAAGATATCAAGGATTTTAGCTGGGGAATATAAGACTAATGATGAGAAAAAGTTAATAGAACCCATCAACTTTAATTCAACCAAACAAATGGTTGATTTGTTGTATCTATCCCCAAAGGGATTTAAATTCCCTGTTATAGAATATACAAAAGATAAAAAGAATAAACCAACTAGTAACCCGAGTACTTCTGAAGATACATTGCTCAAAATACTTGATCAAGATAAATCTGGGTTTATTAAAGCATTACTTGATCTTAGGGGTCTGGATAAAATGAACTCAACTTATATAGTTGGATTGAGAGAGTTGGTACAAAGTGATAATAAAGTACACCCCACCTTCTTAATCTCGGGAACTACTTCTGGCCGTTTATCTTCAAGAAATCCAAATGGACAGAATATTCCAAAGGTAATGGTTAACCCAGATATAAAGAAACAATTTATACCCCCTTCCGGGAAATTATTCTTAACTTACGACTATTCTCAAGCAGAGCTTCGGATATTGGCTCATTTAGCTAATGAAGAAACTATGTTGGAATGGTTTAGAACTGGTAAGGATATTCACTTAGCATCTGCTTGTAAGAAGTACCACGAAGATTATGATAAGATAATCAAGATATATGAGGATGAACAACATGAATTATATCCTCTGTGGAAAAAGAGAAGAAAACAAGCTAAAACTATCAACTTTGGTATAGTTTATGAACAATCAGCACATAAGTTAGCTGAATCACTATCTACTCCAGAAGAAAAAGTAGAAGACTCAGAAGGACAACAATTCCTGGATGAATACTTCACTACCTTCCCCAAGATAAAGAAATTCATGGATAAACAACATAAGTTCATGGAAAAACATGGATATTGTGTTTCTTTATTTGGTAGGAGGAGAAGATGTCCCAAGGTATACTCCGATAATTTTTCAGAATATCTAGAAGCATTAAGACAATGCGTTGATGAAGAAACTGAAGCTTTGACTACTGATGGTTGGAGAAGATATGATCAACTATATAATGGACAACTCATACTTACTAAAAACTGTAACACTGGAATATTAGAATGGCAACCAATAGAAAATATAAATATATACCCTGATTATCAAGGTGACTTATATTCTTTTGAAGGTAAGACTTTTTCTGCTTTAACTAATGGAAAACATAGATGGTTATGTAATCATGATTCTAAGCCAGGAAGTAAGGCTGAGTTTTTAACCACAGAGGAATTATATAATTCAAAGATAGTAAGACCCATACATAGAACTGGTGAGTATAATGGAAACAGGAAAAAAGTTTTAGATGATGATCTGGTATATCTACTGGGTATAATCTTGACAGATGGTCATTTAAGATATTATAGGGATAAAACTAAACCAAGGTATGGTAAACCATGGTATGCTCTAATTACCCAGAGTAAAGAAAAAAATATCCCACTAATCCAATCAGCAATTGATAAATTGGACAATAGGTTTACCTATATTCATAAAGTATATGGTAAGAAACATGTATGGAAATTCAATAAGGATTTTGCTGATTACCTGGACACTATAATTCCAAACAAGAAGTTGAATATGTCATTGATACATTCACTTACCAAATCCCAGATAAGGTTGTTGTTAGATGGGATGATATTAGGTGATGGTTGTAAACATGGTACTAGAATCTTAACTTCTAGTATTGAACAAGCAAACTTAATTCAGGTATTAGTGGTTATGGCAGGGTATTATTCTAACATACTTATCAACGATAATAGAGGTATACATATATCAAATAAAATAAAGCGTGGTAAGATTATAACCAAAAATATAAGTTACCTGGTAACTATAGGAGAAAGTAAATACTTTCATCATAGGAGTACAAGGGGTATCAATCACATAAAAAAATTATCAAACCAAAAACAGTTAATTTGGTGTCCAACTGTAAAAAATGGTACTTGGGTATGTCGTAGAAAAGGAAAAACATATATAACTGGAAATAGCACAAACATGCCATGTCAAAGTGCAGCATCAGATATGGCATTATTTGCTTCTATTATAGTATGGGAAAAGGTTAGGAAAGGGGAACTCCCACCTATGAAGGAAGTAAATACAGTACATGACTCTGTATATCAATTCATAGAACCAAAATATATTACTCCAGATACCATCTATAAAGTTTGGGATATATGTCGTAACCCATCCACTAAAAAATATTTTGGATTTGAAATCAAGGATGTGGATATGTCAATGGATTTTACAGTGGGTAGAACTATGGCAGAAGAATTACCTTATATCCCAGGCTATGATTATAATAAAATGTTATCCAAGGATTTTGATATAGATGAGTATTATGCTGAACACAGGAAGGTAAAAAATATACCAATTGAAAAATATCCAAAGAAATTCAAATCTTATTTTGATGAATCATGGAGAAAAAGATAAGCGAAATAAGAGATGATGTTATCTCAGTCAAATATAAGGGAAAGTTAGTTACCATAAATATAACCAAGGAACTTTCTATAGATGAAAATATAATTAATTCCCAGCTTAAAAATATCCCTTCTAGTTATGCTTTTTTATGTTTACTAAGAGATAACTTAATTAAGAAAAGAGATACTCTAGAAAGGGAAAAAAACATTGCTTATAGCAAAGCTTGGTTATTCTATAAAGAATCGGATAATAGATTAAATAATGATACTGCAAATCATAAAGCAATGGTAAACCCTAAATATCTTTCAATAGAAGAGAGATATTTAAAAGCAGTTCATAAAGCTAATAAGTTAATAAGTATATGTAGAGCTTATGAATCAAGAGAAAGAATCATTCAAACTCTATCAGCAAATATTAGAAAACAATCTTAATAATTAAAGTTATGGATTTAAAACTCAATTTACCTTCAAAACAAGTAGCTGAGAAAATCTCTGTATCATTAGTTGGATCACCTACTGAAAATCGGGTTGTAATTGTTTCACCTAAGGAATCAGATAGGAAAACTTCTAGTGGTTTATATGTACCAGATACTGTAAAAGAGGGAGTACCACGTAAGGGGGTAGTGGTTGGATTTGGACCAATCACTGATGAATATATCACCTATAAACGTATGATTAATACAGGGGATATTATTACTTATGGATTATATGCTGGAAAAGAGTTAGAACCCACCTTTACCAATGAAGAAATAGCTAGAGCGTTTAAGGATCATATTTTTACTATTTTATCATTGAATGAGGTTATATATGTTGAACCTAATAATCAATAACATATCATGGTAAAAGTTGTAAAGAAGAAGAAAAAAAGAGTTTTTGAAGATGAAACTCCCAATAAAGTATTAAGTACTAGGGAGAGAATGCTTCAAAGAAAAAAGAAACTTGAAGAACGTAGTAATGGAGGTGGGGGTATTATATATCCTAAGAAAGGTACTTTAAGAGTACGATTAATGGACCAAGGAGAAGATAAAGAACTTGGTTTAGAGATTATCCAATTTTATTTAAATAAAGAAAAGGGTGGTATAATTTCTCCAGCTACTTTTGATGAGCCTTGTCCATTTATGGAAAAGTATCAGGAGTTAAAAGGTTCTGATGATGAAGATGATCAGGAACTTGCAAAGAGATTAGTTCCACGTAGAAGGTATATAGTAGGAGGTACTTGTTACAAAGATGAGAAAGGAAAAGAAGTTGATCCAGATCGTATTTGTAAACCAATTTTAATCCCAAGATCAGTATATCAGGGTATAACAGATTTATATCTTGATGAAGATGACTGGGGGGATATGACTGACCCAGAAGAAGGTTATGATATTAAAATTACCAGAGCTGGTGAGGGTTTGATGGATACTACTTATACTGTAAATCCTTGTCCAGGGAGAAAACCTCTAGACCCAAAGTATAGAAAGGAAATGGATTTAGAGGAAATTATCCGAGGTCAAATGAAAACCTACGATCAATTAGAGGAATTATTAAATGAGTTCTTAGGTAATTCATTTGATGATGACGAAGATGAAGAGGAAGAAAAACCACGTAAAAAATTAACGAAGAAAAAGAAATACAAGGGTGATATCTAATAAGTTGATACCATCTTAACTAAAACTTAGCCAGAGTGGTATTAGTTACTGCTCTGGCTTTTTAATTGTAAAAACAGTATGGCAACAATTATAGGGGAAAAGAAGGTTAAACCAATAACTCCCAAAGTAGAGACTCAAACTCATGATGAAAAATCATTTATGGAGATTATCCAGAGTGAAGAATTTGATTTCTATATCAATGATTATATAGAAAGATATAATTCTAGACCAGCTCCAAAAGAGGGTTGTAGATATATAAGAACTCCATGGGACACGTTAATAGATAGGGGAGAATTTAACCTGGTACCACTAAAGGATCATTTTGTTGATATTGCTCATAAAGCAAGTGATTTACCAGCTTCAATAAGAAGTGCAATTGTTGAATTGTTTACAAATTCAATAAGCAAGGTATTAAAAGATAGAATAATCAGAAAACAAAAAGAAGAACATGGCAAAGAAGAAGGTGGGTCTGAAAGTGCCAACGGCTAATGAGCTGAGCAAAAGATATGGTGATATGATAGTATCAGCTTCTGATACCAAAGAATCTGGATTATGGTTACCATCTACATTCTTTATGCTCAATTATACATTTGGTGGGGGTATTCCTTTTGGAAAGATATTAGAAGTAGCTGGTGAAGAATCATCTGGTAAATCTCTAATTGCATATAACTTTGCATATACCACTCAACAACTTGGTGGTCATGTTATATGGGTAGATGCTGAACAAGCTTGGATGAACTCATGGGCTCAAGAAAATGGAGTTGATCCTAATGGGGTAACTGTCATACGTGATACTCGTATTGAAAATATAGCTGATGCTTTGGCAGATGTAGCTATATATTGGAGATCTCAATTAACCCATAATGAACCTATCTTACTTGTAGTGGATTCAATTGCTGCTATGGACTGTGCAGATAATATTGATTCTAAGATGGTAGATGGAAAGAGTGAGATGGGTGGTAGAGCAAGAGCTTTATATAAATTCTTCCGTATCAGAAGTGAGTTATTCTATAAGTTGGGTATAACTCAAATCTATATCAATCAATTAAGAACTGCTTTAAATGTTGGTTTTGGTAAGGATAATACATGTCTACATTATGATACTATAATACCTTTTGTAGATGGTACCTCTATGAAGATAGGGGAAATTATCAAGAACAGGGTATCTAAAGAGGTATGGAGTTATAATGAGAAATTACAAAAATTTGAACCAAAACCCATAGTGGGGTGGGTAATAAAAGAGGAAACTAAAGATTGGTATCAGTTTAAAACTGAGGGACCGGAAACTACAAATGGTTTTAATGGGTTTACTTGTACAGGCACCCACCATTGTTTAACTGATAAGGGTTGGAAAAAAGCTAAGGATATTACTATAGAAGATAAGCTTATAACTAAAACTAGAAGGGTTTTAAATGGTACACTTTGGGATTTTATCATGGGTATTGTCATAGGTGATGGTAGTTTATATTCCAAACATGGTAAACGAGTTACCAGACTTTCCCTGAGTAATAGTAAACAACTTGAGTATTTATATTGGAAAGTAGATAAGATAAGTAAGCATTTTCCCATGAAGTTTATAAATACTCATAAAGCTATAACTACACAGGGGTATCATGAATTAGAATTACTTAGACAATTAGTATATCTAGATAAAAAAGGTAGGGGACAAAGAGACCCTTTAAGGATATTGCGAGAAACTATCCCTGACTTAACTCTAGCTATATGGTATATGGATGATGGTCATAGATATAATAATACTACCTGTGGTATAAGTATATCTCCTAATAGAGTAAATTTAAAATCTTTATCTGAGTATTTTACCAGGAATGGTCTTATGAATTATTATCCAGGTACTACAAATTCAATAGCTTCGGGTATAAAATTTACTCCTGAAGGAACGATAGAATTGATGAAGAGGATATCTAGGTATATTATACCAGAGATGCAGTATAAACTCCTAGATACTTATCAGGGATTATATGAAGATTTTGACTTACATTGTCAGGAATATTATTTACCAACTCCAGTAGCTATAATAAGTATTACTCAAGGTTGTGATACTAATAACAGAAAATTTAAAAGGCCTTATAAAAGAAGGAAATATGATATTACTATCCCAGATAATCATAATTTCTTAGCTGGATCA